TGTGGAATACTTTCTATCAGATGATCAAGATCTTCAAACCCTGTATCATCAACGTCCATCTCTGCTAATAATAATTCCCATGTTTCTTCGACATAACGTTGCCCATCAACCTTAGCCATTACTAAACCTTCGGAATGGAAGTATGCTATTGGAAAACCTATATCGTTGAACTCAATAAATTCTTTATACTCTTCTTCATACCTTACAGCAAAATCTTTTAAGATGTCACATTTAAGATAAAAGTCTGTCATGGTCATATCCTATTCTCTCTTGTTCCATTATATCATCTTGGAATTGTGCTGACTCTAATACTTCTAGTGACCGCTTAAATAATAGAAGTGGTATTGCCTTTGCTAGGTAGTATCCTACCTTTTCTAGATCAAGAGTAAAGTCTGATAACAATACCGAGATTTTTTGAGCAACCTTTTCCTCTTTGGTGGTATGGGTACTACGACTAATTCGATACATGTTTTCCTCTCCTGTCCATTATAGCAAATAAAAGAGAGAGGCGCAAGTTCACCACAAGCATGCGCCCCTCATCTTTATATTAGCGAGAGGTGACCCGTTCCCCTTGCTTTAGGGCAGTAAGACTGGTATTATCGACAAACTTACCATTCTTACGAAGTACAAGACGTTGAGACTTACCGTAACGGGTATCCCATGTTTCTAGGTACGGGATTGTTTTTGCTTTTGATTTCTTAGCCATTTGTTTCTCCTTAGTTAGTTAGTGATAGATGAGGTGCATATGCATTAATAAATGCGTTAAATTCAACTGGGTGGATATCAGTAACAGTATTATTAACAAAGTCAACAACAATGCTTTGCTCGCCAAGGTCCCATGACTCATTGTTAATTGCATAGATTCCAAAACCGTGCTCGTCTAGAACACTGTCTTGAATAAGATAACTAATCATCATGCGGGTGGCATATGAAGAGTCTGACCAACGGGCCCTTGAATGTGTTAGGGCTGCAGCGATATCAGGTTGCCAGTCTGTCTGGCCCCAATGACTATATAGTACTACACTAGGCCCTGACTCTGAGTCTTTAAATATAAAGTTAATACGTGCTCCCATTAGTTCTCCTCATCATAACATCCGCAGCATTCTGTGCAGATCTGTTCGTCATCTTTGTAGCAGTTAGGGCACATGTACTCTGACATATTCATATCAGGGTCCTTGCACCATTCACATATGGCAACGCATAGTTCGTCGAATGTATACTCAGATAATCGCTTATCTAATCTATTCGTCGTCATCTTCATCGTATGGGTCTGAGATGTATTCTTTCTCCAACATCCACTCCCTGATATCCTCGTGAAGTGACTCCGAACCAAACTCCATAGAGAAACCCATGCCGTTTTCTACAGCCTCACATAGGTGCCCCCACATTTGCTCCTCTGTTACATTTACTTTATACTCAGCGTCGCCTAAAATACTTTTAACAACATCCCATGTCCATAGCCATACTAAGGACGGAAAGAGGTCCGTGGATTCTAGAAGGGATATACATTGGTTTAGTTTATCTTTATCAGTCGGATTCATAGTGGTCAATATCCCCTTCGAAATCAATAACTACCTTAGTAATTGTGCCTTCCTCGTCTGTATGAACATAGACAGGATATAGTCCGTCACCAAGTCCAGTACTGAATACCACAGCAGTAGCAGTTTCTAATTGCCCATAGTTCTTAGTAAGAGTAGTAGCGCTAGCACCCTGATATGAGTACTGGCCTACTTTGCCTTCGAGATTCCATTCTTTAGTTTTGTCATCATCCCAGTTATCAAGGTAGGCAGGGTCGCCAACCATTGCTTGCCCTGAGTCAATTGCTATCATGCCAGCGTAGTGTAGGTCTAGGTCTAGTGTTATTTTTTTGGTCATACTACAATTTTACTCCTCATCCTCATCATTGTCAAGTTCATCATCTGCTGGGATAACTAAAGCTTGAACATCATTTACCCAAGGCCGTTCAGTAATAAAATATCCAATCCGATTAACAAAACTATAACCAGACCAGATATACGTGCCTCCATCATCACCATCCCCATAAGTCCAAATAACGTTATCATTGGCCCCCTGTATAAAAGTTAGTTCATCTCCATATGTTTCAAACATATAGCCATACTCTCCATCGCTAAATGAAGCATTCTCGTCTATATGATTAGGTATTGGCTTGTAGGTATCAAACCATTCATCATAGTCCATTTCAATTAGGATACTCATACTTTACCCTCAATGTTAATAGACTCACACTCTTTACAGGTGGCTTCCTCTGGTTCATGATACTCTTTATAGATTACATCTATCATCTCACCGCTTTCGTCATACTCGGCTTCGTTGTAACTGTTCTCACAGTAAGTAAAGAATTTAGTGTTACCACAATCTAAACACTTAGGCATTATATTTCTCCTCAATATTTTTACGGTCAATACTTAAATTATACGTTAGGCAGTACATATCTGTCAAGGCCTGTAGGTACCCCTGATGATAATCATCTGATTCATCATACTCATCTTCTTCTAATGGGTCCCCGTTTTTAGCAGCCTCCCATATTTGTTCAGTAATAAGCATTAGATTCTTTAGTTCACCATGCATGATATCAATTAATGGAATAGAGATATCTTCTAATGCCTTAGTTAAATGGTCAGGTATAAAAGGATACTTATCGCTCATTGATATACTCCAAGTAATGATTAGATACGTTGATAGCACCTTCTAAGGCAACTCTATCATTAGCCCAACGACCAGAGTTTTTAATTGTCTCTAAGTCTTGTTCCATTGATACCTTATGTATGTTTATATACTCAGTTATTGTTTTTAGGTCCATATACTAATTATAGGGGTTTGAATTGATTTTTACAAGCGGCGTAGGTGTGATACTGGTCACATCACTATGGTGTGAGGCAAAGATAGAACCTGGTAGGACATGTGTGTTTAATTTAATAATGGCCTGGTGAGGGCACGGACAAATCGGGGTAGCAATATATTCATCTTTCCAATAAGTAGTAAACTCCATAAGAGTATCACACTCAGTACAAAGAAACTCATGCTTAGTCCAGTGGTTTGAAAACATTAGTCAAAGTACCCTTCTGCCCATAGGCCTTGTAAGAATTCGTGAGCGGTAACTAAATAATTATGAATAGCAGGATTCTCATCAGCATTGATTAACAGATCAGCAGAGCCAACTCCATAAATCATATTATCTAAATCTTCTTTAGTATAGCCAAGCATAATTCTCCTTGTGGTTTGTGGTATATATTAATTATAGCGCAGGGGTCTGACAAATGCAAGGTTTGGGGAAATGGTTAACTCTATCGTAATTAGAAATTGGGAAAAATGTCATCTTACCGTAATAAGGTTTGTAAGAAAATGTTATAAAAATATCAATCCCGGGCTCTTGCGATCTGTATCGGACTTGAACCGACGACCTCTACCGTGACAGGGTAGCGCTCTAACCAACTGAGCTAACAGACCTAATGGTGAGCAGTTTGAAATCATGCTCAGGATTTTTTGTTAGGCTAACGCCATAACATTTTGAACAACTTTTAGCAAACGATTTTTTTCTGCGTTGATAGCAGGATCAAATCCACTTGCGCTTGCGAGCATAGATTCGTTATTACCACCACGAGCAGAACGATACCAGTCAAGGCGTTCGGTAAGAGCGTTAAACGCACCCCACGCATTACCAGCAATCATTCCATTAAACTCACCAGTGTAAATATCATTGACCATGCCAACTTTATTTTCCCACTTTTTGATTGAGCCCTTAGAATCCTTGTCGGGCTTAGGATAAGCAGCAAGAATGATGTCATTGAATGACTTAGCATTGACTTCTTTTTCGATCATAGCCTTAGCCATGATGTCGAATTCGTCCATATACTTGTTAGCCATGCCAAGAGTTTCACGAGCAATTTGTACTTTGCCGTTAGCAGTTTGAGTATGGCGAATCTTGAAAGATTGCTTGACACCATTCTTTTTCTTGATTGAACCAAGAGCAAGGTTGAGAGTGTTAGCGCATACAACACGAACTGGCGTGATACTTGCTTGAATAGCAATCGAGCCGTCATGTGATGTGTTGATGAGCAAATAAGTTTTAACCTTATCGGCAACACCATTAGGGTCAAGAATTGTTTCACGCTCTAGTGCTAACGCACCGAATACGACACGACCACCCTTGATTGAGCCAGCAGTTTCCCAACGACCACCGCCGTCTAGGATATTGTCACCGAATGAGAATAGATCCTCATTTTGTAACGGGTGATAACGTTCGCCAACGATACCAAGAATATCGGTTTGAGTGTTATCTGTGGGATTAGTTCGCAAGACATATTGGTACGCCTTGTCGCTTGCTAGATGTGCTGGGGTTTCCAAATCCTCAAGACGAACATTCCACCCATTAAGGTTAGCAGCAGCCAACATTTCTGATGTGGTTTTTTCCTCTGTGAATACAGTACCCAATCCATGCCAAGCGGGTTCACGGAAAGAAGCGAATGAAGCCTTGCCGTTTTGTGTTTCGATGTCATGTGCCATGAGTTTATTTCCTTTTCTGTTGTTGAATCTTAAGTATAGCAGGATAGACTGACAAATACAACCTAGGACAGTTAAGCATGGACAATCTGGACATTTTTCTAGGTGATCTTAATCACAGCTTATAAACTTGACAAATCAAAAATGTTTGCCCCGGGATTTGTGAAGCAGTTTAAGGACGTGCTCAGGTCCATTAGTAGCCCCCTACTAAATATCTATGCGGTCAATCGTTCCCGAAAGATATGTGATTGGTTCGTCATATGAAATAGAATCAAGATCAAGATCATGAATTGCGTTCATGGCCTCTTCTAAATTCTTAGCGTTGACTGTCATTGAATATTGAACTGATACTTCTAATTCAAATTCTTGTGTTAATTCAAAACCAGCAATATCGGCAATCTCTTGCGCTTCTGCTTCATTGATTGAAGCCTCTTCCAATGCGTTCATAGTCCATTTGTGAAGGTCATCCCGTAGTTTTTGTAGGGTGCCTGCTGTGTCATAGTCACGCTGCGCTAAGCGCTGGGAATGTAGAACTAAATCATTAATTCGCTCCTCTTGCTTAGCGATAGTGGCCTTAAGAAAATCCTCTGTTGCGATTGCTGTTGTATTCATGGGCTATTCCATTTCCTCTGTTAGTTGATTCATTTCTTTCATTGTAGCAATCATGTCTGACATATCTGATTCTGATAAGCAAATAGATGAGACAAGTGTTGCTGTTAGGGCTGATAGTGAGGCACTATATTTAAATAGTAATTGAGCAAACTCATCATTTTCCATATGCTCATGATTTTTAAAAATAAATTGCGCTAAACCCATTAGTTCATGATCGAATAGGGCTTCCTCTGTTGCTTCTTTAATTGCTAGCATTGTGCTAATCATTGGGCTACCTTTCTAAAGTTGTGTGTTGAGCAGTTTAGCATGTCATGCTCAGGACATTATTTAATTGTTTATAGGTATTCGGATACTGCGTTGTAGGTTGAGGTATTTACTGTTTCCTCATCTGTCATCTTTAGAATACGAATTGCGTTTGACAATTCCTTCTTAGACTCACGATAAGTGCTGGCATGAATATACTCGAACTCACGCTCAGGCTCTACTGGCATATCGCTTTCTTTAACTGTTAAGTCAAAGTCAACATTGAGTGTGTTGTTGTATGAGCGATAGTTAGTGCGAAGGTTAAAAGACTTCTTTACATTTGCCATAGCAAACTCAAAGACTTCTGCTTTCCACTTTTCTACTGCTTTGTCATACTTTGCTTCATTAACTGCTTGTGTTGCGTAGTCTGCTTCTAACTTAGCAAGAGAGGCTTCTAGTGCTGTGATGATTTTAAGTGTTGGTACTTTTACATTTATTGCTTTGTTTCTAGCCATGTGTTTCTCGTTTCTGTTTGTGGTGTATTTATATTATAGGGGGTTGGTCTGACATTTTGGTGAGCCTTTTGGTATCTTGCTCAGGATAGTTCACGCCACTTATTTATAGTGCCTGTACGCTAGGCACTTAGTAATTAGATTACTTTGCTGTCCAAGTTGTGTAACGGGTTGTGCCATTTACATCTAACTTTACTCGGACATTACCATTTGCTTGTGGGTCAATGGATACAATCGTTCCTGTAACCTTTGACTTTTGAGTTGTGTAGGTGTCGCCTACATTGTAGAGAGCAGTTGCTACTGTCATTTTGTTTTCCTTTTCTGTTTGGTTGATATTTTAAGTATAACATTTCCTACTGACATTTATCAAATTATTACCTAATAATCTCAATATATGGAATTGTTATTTGGTTATACCTAAGTATGACAGAAAATCTAGGAAATGTCAATTCGTATCGTAAATCGGGGAAGTGATAAATCTCACACTTAATAGGTTTGACAATCATTGGGGTTGGGGGGCCCGGGCCTGCTTTCGCAGGGTATAGCTAATTACTCATCATCCTCAACATAAACATATAGCGAAATTAAATCGTCATGTTTGAAATTAACAATATCTTTTTCACCAAACTCATCAATAAATTCAATTTGGTAATCATCTCCGTTATTAGTATCATTAACTCCAATAACTTCAACAACATCATCCTCAACGCCAATTAAATCATTAAGCATTAGTTGCCCAGGCGTTAGACGATCAGCAAAAATTAATTCCATAGGTTTCATTGTAGCATTCATTTTATTCCTCATCTACTGGATCAATAAACCAATTAAGGTGGTGTTGTTCAATAATAGCCCATGCTGGTGCTTGAGTCAATCCACGCCAGCGTATCTGAAAGTCACCAACCATAGGCATATCAATTACACGCTCATAGTCCTCATCATATGCAGCATCTATTGCTTCAATACAAGGGGCAACCATTTCAACGGGTACTGGTGGATAATGATTACCCTGTAAGTGATAACGCAATTGCGTTTCTAAGTCTAAGGTTGTGTCTGCTAATCCAATTGCTGTTACTGATCCCATTATTTATACCTCTACGCCTTCATTGTTGTAAATAGTTAATTCTTTTATGTCTGCAACATAAACATTATCTTTATCTATTCCATATTTTAATTGGAATTGAAAAACATCAATAGCCTCATCATAGTTTTCTGCTTCTACATCTATGAAAGTGTTAAACTCAAATCTTGCCATTACTTTACTCCTACTGTTCCGTTGCGGTGAAAGGTCTTAGTGAACATCTTACCCGTTGGGTCTGACAAGTTATAGGTAGCGTATTCCTTAGCAGTGCCATGATCAACGCATAGATTCCAAGCATTTACAATTTCCAAGAGGTCTGCTACCTTTAAGGTATTGACCAATTCTCCGTCATACGAAGTGGTGAGTGAGTAGTTATATTCCATTAGTTTCCTTCTTTCGTAGTTGATATTTCTGATACTACCATGTCGTACTGACAATCGCAGGGTTCTGAGTAATCAAATGAGCAGAAATAGCAACCCATCATTTCATCGCATACACGGCACTGATACTTAAACTGTACTTCATCGCAACAATAATGAGATATATCCCAAATTAAGTAGTGATCTGTCTTATCTATAACTGAAGCCATAGGGGGCAACCTTCTTTCTTTTTCTTTATACTGTAAGCCTACCATGGGTCACTGACATTTTTCTACGACACGCCGTAAACTGGGAAAATATTTCGGTGTGTTTAATCTCACATCGTAAATCACCCTGTGTATAATCTGTGGATAAACCCGGGCCCACTTTCACTGGGTTATAAATAAAATTATAAGAAAAATAAAAACATATAACCAATGGTTCATTTTATTATTTCTTAGTGGCAGAAAAAATAATATCACTCTTAGAATAAACGCAAAGTGAACATGACACGCATGCAGATCCTGCAGCGCTGATCAATGGAATTTGTTTATTATTCTCAGGACATTTAGCAGCAGGCTTACCAATCATTTCTTTAAGATCTGCTTGACCTATAGCAAAATTCTTAGCAAGGTATGCCATACGGACCCCGCTATTAATTTTTAGATCAACAGCAGTTTTAACATTCTCACTATCAGCAGAAAAATACAGTGATAGGTTATCAATATCTTTTAGAATGAGAGCAGCAGATTTAACACGAGTGTAAACCCAGAATTGTACATCCGCATTAAGTTTAATTACATCGGACCATGCCGTAGTGTAAGTATCATTAAAGAAGTCACCGTCCCAGTGGATACGAAATAACATAGGCGCATTCTTTTTTACGCAATCAGCCTTAAAATCAGCAATCATTTCACTGATCAAATTAAGCATAGTTAAGTAATCAGCATTACGCAATAGTTCCCAATTGTGTAGCAGGTTAACTTTTACAGAAGGAAATACCTTTTCTAGTTTTCCCGCATAACAGACACTCTCGCAAACAGACGTTGCGCCAGGACAAGAATAAGCCTTTCCAGCGGGTAGGCCGAACGTGTTCGCAATTGCGGCTTGCTTTCCATTTTTTGTGACAAGGTTAGCGACCTTTCTATCGTTAGAACGTTTTAGTTTAGTAGTCAAGAGAGAGGCTCATTTCTAATACACGATCTTCATGGGTAATAGAATCTGCTAATTCATTTAGCCAGCAGTGATCACACATAGGCATATGCTGATCAACAGCATTTTCATTACACTTAGGACAGGTAGTAGAATAGAATTCATCAAAGAATTCATCGTTTTCAAATGTCATGGGGGCACGACCTTTCTTAGTTGTTGTTATCTTTTAATTCTAGCATAGCAGACTGACATTTTCTACCCTTGCGAGTATAAGTCTTTTTAGAAGGTACAGCAGAGGCAGCATTAGAACGGCGAAGTTCCATAAGTCTGCGTAATTCCTCTGGAGTTTTTTTCATATAACTATCTTAGCACAATTGGGGAAAAATATCAAATAGACGTAAAGTGTTAAATATCACATGTGATAAATATCACTGCGCCCCGGGCCGTGCTAGCAGTTTTAAATCTTGCTAAGGATTTTTATTTTACTTTTTTATTCTTTCACTTCGCAAAGCAACTTGTAGTCTGCGAATTTCTTTTTCTAATTGGATATTGCGTTGCCAAAAAGCAATCATCATTGTAAGCGATCCAGCTAAAGCAATTACAATTGCAATTAGTGTTCCGTTATCTAAAATCATTTAGACATCTCCAATTCTTTATAGCAAGCAATAGCAAATCTGTTTGCGTCAAATCTTTCGTTATCAGTTTCGAACATTAAAGAAAATTCATCTACCAAATCAGCAAATAAAATTTCTCCTTGCTCATCAAAAACAGATGTAGCAAAATAATTGCTAAGAATTTGAGCAGTAGCAACATAGTCTTTACGGGTCATCATTAGTTAGCCACCTTTAGAATAGCATAAGTGCCGTGTTCATTTACTTTATCAAGTGCTGGCTCTAAGGCAGGCACTATAAATTTATGTAGCACTGATTCTAAAAGTTGAATTTGATCTAATTCGCTAAGTGCTAAGAATTGTTGTGCTACTGGATGAGTTTCATCAAACTCGGTTACGAACTTTAGTGAGTGTTCTATTGATATTGTCATTTTATTTCCTATTCGTTAGTTGGATTCGGGTGTATTAAATAATTGTATATCTTGGCACTGACAAGGCTCGACATGGTAGTCCTCGCCCATACCAAAAAAGATTAAGCCAGTTGAGTAGCAGTCCTCGCAGGGGATTGTTAAAACTGAGTTTATCATTATCCACCTACCTTAACGGCAACAGTTGCCCAAAAGTTTTTAATTCCACGAGTTGAGCGAACTTCGATTGCGTATGCCTCAAACTCTGATCCGTACCAGACATCTGGGCGTGGTGTTGCGTATTGGATAACGCCTTCATCATGGCGATTGTGTGAGCGATAAGTCTTGCCGATTAGCAAGTCCTCGATTGAGTATGGTTTTACTGACATTAGTTGTCACCTTTCTTTATTTCTTTAATTGTAGCGGATAGGACTGACAAAGCCTGAGCCTTGCTTGCGTTGCGTTGCGCCTGTATTAGCGCCTTATATTCCTCTAGTGTCATTTTTGACCTTTCGTTTAATTGCTTACTATGTAAGTCTATACTATTAGACTGACAAAATCAAATTAGAAATGCTAACAATTCGGACATTTATTAAATTATTTTTGTGATCATTCTCACATTGGGAAAAATTATGTAACAATTTAATAACGATCTTAACTATTACGGCGTGTCGATTTGACTTTTGCGCCCCGGGCCCTATTCTTTAGAAAGTAAATATAAAAAACGAAAAGCAAAAAATAAAGTTAAGAAAAATAAAGCTCTGCCGTCAGTGAAAAAAGTTAAGTCCATTTTTCATTCTCCAATTCCGTTAAGTATTTTTTCTAATTCTAAAAGTTGATCATTAGTTAAATGATCTAATTGTATTGCGTTAGCAAATCCAAATAAATCTATTTCCATTATTCCACCTCTTCATTTTCTCTAATAGCGTCCTCAAAATCTAATAGCGATTGGTGATAAGCAACAGGGTCGCACTCTCGCAAAATCTGTGAGGCAGAAAAAGATAAGTTACCAATTTCAAAAGGCTTATACGATTCGTCTAGCATGTCATCAAACCATGATTTAATTTCAAAAGCGACATCAAAATCTAACATTATTTATCTCCTCTAATAGTTCCGTTAATTGACAATATGTCACACTCTACTTTTAGAGATGTGTTTTTATTAAGGCGTGAAGGTAGCGCAGAAAGAAAATCTAGTACCTGTTGCTTAGAATAGAAAGGCATTTTCTTAGTGTTGCCGTTATATGAGGTTAGTGTAAGTGTTATCATTATTTTTTCTCCATTACTTTAATTATGACATCTAAATCTTTTTCGGTAAGCAATACGCTTGCGCTACCCCATAGGGCTGCGTGTGCGAGTACGCCATGAGCCTCTTTTGCTAAGGCATAAGCCAAATCTCTTTTATCGTGGATACTCATTATTTACACTCCTGACATGTGAACTTAGTGAACTTTTTATCTTTAGCAAATACCTCTAAGTAATTATCATTACAATTAGAGCATGCGATTAGTGCGGTAGTAGCACGGCGGTATAGGTGAGGCTCTAGTACGGATAACAGGGCGTTATCTATAACCTCTTGAGTTTTTAGTATAGTCATTTTTGACCACCTTTCGTTTTCGTTATATAGCAAGTTTAGCATTAGGGTCTGACATTTCTGCCCATATCGGCAGGGTATCCAATGTGATACTCATCACTCCCAACTCCGATTCGTGGCATACACGATACGATTGCTGGGGGTATATTCGATCTCCTCTAGATTAGTTTCTAGGATTGTACCCTTTAGGGCTAAGAGGTCTAGGTACTCATTAGCCTGTATCTCAGAATTAAAGATAACCCCTAAGCAGGTACTAAACTCTTTCATGAGAGGATAAGCAGGGTTAGGGTTATATTCCATGCGATAGGATAATTTATATCCTTTTTCTTTTAATGTAGTCATTTTGACCACCTTTCTTGTTATTTTCTTACTCTGTAAGTCTAACAGAGGGGTCTGACATTTTCAGGGGTACAATCAGAACAATTCGGACATTGTGACATAGAACACATGTGAGGAATATCACAAGAACGGGGGAAATTATAACAATTACGTAACAATTTTATTTTTATCGGTGTGTCGACTTGACAAGGGCCCGGGATCTTTTTTGCCAATGAAAGATGTCCGATTTATTAGCATTTGTCGTGTGAGGTTTATCACATAAATTTATTACACGATTACGGCGTGTCGTGTTGATTATGTCAGTGCCCCCTGCTATACTTGCCATATAACAACAACGAAAGGACATAAAAATGTCACTTACCCTATATCCCGTTAATCAGTACTATTTAACTGATAACACCCAATTTATCCATTGTGGCGAGATCCAATTCCGTCACTATTGCGATAAGCACTTTGAGGCTCAAGGTTGCTACTTCTGCGAGTTTGACTACGCTCAGCCTTGCGAGTGTGACGAGTAACACATCGGACACGCCCCCAAAAGGGGTCAAAATGTCAGTACCCCCTGCTATACTTCCATTATACAAACTAACAAAGGACAGAAAATGAACCCATTTACAGCACTTATTGACTGGATTGACGAAAGCGCAGACTTCATGGCACCAGTAGGAGCCTTCATTGGCGTAGGTATCGCTATCGCACTATGCTTTATTAACGGGGGTAACTAAATGAATAAGTATGAACTAAGAGAAAAAGCCGTTACTTTGGCTAAAGAAAATTACGGTACAGATAAATACGCTGTACTATGGGGAGCAGCACAAACGTTCCTCACAGAAAAAGATCTACAAATTATTATTAGTGTATTGGAGAAAAAATAAATGATAAACGCAACATTGACCAGTGTCACAGGTGGCACAAAAGTTATGAATTTTATTAGCAAAGAACATCTGATTGAATTTATTGATAAGTACGCAGAAATTCTACCAATTGGCAAGGCTGTAAATATAGACGCACCTCTCGCAGGTATTCACAGCGGTTGGATTCATGGCAAGGCTAAAGAAATTTAAAACGTGCTCACTATTTTTTAGTGTTTAGGTTTTTTTAAATCTGTATCATACACAACTACAAAATATTCAGATTTTAGCTAATTTGGTTTTTCAAAATTTTATTCAGAATTGTGCTACAATAAATCTATGAACAAAGACCACTATACTCCTTTAGACATTGCAAATGATGAACTTGATGCAGCTAATGATTTAATAGACGCAGAAAACCTTGCTAAAGAAAAATTAAATGGCAATCCTAAATAACCTTGAATACTGCTGGGATAAACCAGAACCACAATACGAAAGTCTGGCTATGAAAATATTTTCAGATTTTTGTTGTAATGGATGTAGCTGTAAATCCGAATCAGACCATAACAAATAAGTTTTTAAGGTGCTTCGTATCTTCCATAATACTTATAAATCTCATATGGAATAACAGTCGAATCAACCCACCAGTCTTCATGGCCTATCTTGGCAACTAAAGAATATCCAAGGTTATTTAAAATCTCTCTTTGAGCATCACGCAGTGAGGCATTCTTGTAATTAATAACATACTCATGTTCGAAAGAAATCACGGTAAATCGATATCTGGATAATGGCAGGGCAATTAAACCATTCAATGGTGTTCCAATAGGAGCAAGAGGTCTTCCACCTTTATCCATAGGAGATTCAATGTCAATTTGGAGATAGTCTATTTGCTTTGGAAAGTTATTTTCTTCAAAATACTTTAGATAATCAAATTTTGTAGCGTCTTGTAGCAAACAAGGGTTTTTTCGAACGGTATTGTAATCTTCGACATTTCTTTCGTCTAGATCAAAACCAACTCCAGTCCAATCATACTCAGTCTCCATTTTATAAGTAGTATTTCCACCTATTGGACCTGCTGATCCCATCTCTACATAGTATCCATTTTTCTTATATTCTAAGATGTCTAAAGCAAAAGTGTCTGAGGCTTGCATCACATTACCTTTTCCTATCATGTATGTGTTAAGCTCTTGCCTGGTCATATTATTTATTTTATCTATACGTGGATCCATCATGTTCCTCTATTTCGCTAAAGAGTTCTTTATTTAAAAGAACTGGACTATCTTTTGATCCTTTTACAAAGCATGTTGAAAAATATCGTGGTAAGTCATCAATAACAGGCAGGTTTTTATGTAAAATATTTCCACCATGCATAACCAATGACCTGGCTTTAGGTTTATGTACTATTCCTAACTCAGAATACTCTAGCTCTCCACCTTGGTATTCATCGTTATAGTATATGCATATGCCGTATCTAATGTGGTGTGGCTCATCGTATAACCAGTAATCCCTATGTTCCTGGATTGCTGCTCCTTGCCTATACCGTTGAAGTGCAACACTTCCTACATAGAGCAATGAGTCAAATAATCCTTGTACCTGGTTATCTATTTCTTTAAATACTTCTGGTTTCTCACCGTTATATTGTTTGCCATAGAAAAATCCATTTTTATAATCATCATTAACTGATAACCACCATTGCTCTTCATTTAACTCTGATGAAAACTTTAGTATTTTTTGTTGTTGCTCAATAGTAACAAAATCTTCAACTTCATAAATATCTGGGGATAACCTATTAATTTTCATATTACCACTTCCCAATCGGACATTTAGCATTTGCTAACATAGACTTAGCAGCCATAAAACATCCACATTTCTTACATGTTTGAGTTTTAGGCCTAAACCAATCACAGGTTTTACAAATATCCAAGCGAGTCTCTTTTATATCTTTTTCAACTCTCGGGGAACCATTGATTAAATCAAAAGGTGTTACATCATCCATATACTTATTATAGCCTATAGGAGAGGCTAGGAGCCTATTTAAGACATGTTTGGATCTTTGATCCATATGTTGTCTAGGGGAGGGTTTGTTATCTCTATTTTCGGCGACTTCTATATCCCGTCGAAATTAAAATCTTATATAATGATATAATAACTCTTATGAATATACAAGACTGGGCTGCTTTAATTTTAAGCGTATTAACCATAGTCGGTATTATGGCTGGCGGAATCAAATTTCTCGTAAAGCATTATCTCGTCGAACTTAAACCCAATTCAGGCTCATCTATGAAAGACCAAATTTCAAGGCTAGAAACTCGCATTAATGAAGCAGATGTTAGTCGTAAGCAGATGAAAGAAGATCATAAGGTTATGAAGGAAAAGCTAGACCATATGTATGATATTCTTTTAGAGTATATAGCTAAGACAAAATAATCTAATTTACCTATTTACCAATATATATAATATACTTAAAAACCTTAACTATAGTATATTCTTTTCTTTATATATTTTAAGTATAGCATAGACATTCCTGGGTTTTGTATCGATATCCCGTTTTGAATTATAACTTTTTATAACAATTTATTAATATGCCTTTATTATAACTTTTTGTTATTAAACTCTGTATATTCCTGGATTTTTAATAAAATAAGATATAATTTAAGAGCTAACACCTAGGTTCTACCCACCCCACCCACTGAGCTTAGGTGTTAGTTTTATGGTATAATCAATTATTATGTGCACCCCTACAATTGATAAGTATGGAGCTACTCCAGCAAATATTAAATGGACAGTAGTTCGTGGAGACAGCGCAAACCTTAAAATTGAATTTTTTGAGGACGATGAAGTAACAGAATACGATACTACAGACTGGACTTACATTGCTACAGCCTATGACCCAAGTGGTCAAGTATTAGATGACCTTCCCGTTGTTTCTGGACTTGGTTATGGGGAAATTCAGATACCCGCTTTAACTACCGCAAATTGGGGCACAGCCTATAGATCTGTAGTAGCAGAACTTTCTTTTGATTTACAAGTTGTAATTCCAGCTGGTTCTGGAGAAGGTGAAGATACAACTTGGACTCCAGTTATTGGAACTATTTGCGTCCTTGGTGATGTTAGTGGAACGAGCCTTTAATGCCTGTTGTAAAAGTATCTACTCCACAAACTAATTTGCCACCTGTTATTAAAATTGGTAAAAAAACATTTAAGGTAAAATAGTGCATGTCAAAAAGCATGGACTTTCCAAAAAAAAAATATGCTGAAACAGTTCAGCTAACTCAAGAATCATTACAAGGAAATATAGAGTATATTGCCGTACCAGGAATGACTGGAGAAAAAGGTGATATAGGACCACAAGGACCTCCAGGCCCAGAAGGAGCTAGAGGAGAACGTGGGATTCAAGGCAAAGAAGGAAAGCCTGGCCCAGAAGGACCACAAGGACCTAAAGGGGAACCTGGGAAAAGCAACGGTCAATCATACGAAAGCCAATCTGGTCAATATCCTGGGTGGGCTTATTACGAAAATAAAAATAAAAAACAAATACATCTTGGTCCAAATAGAGGAGATGATGGTTGGGTAACCTTATCAATAGACGAAGATCCAGAGAATAATATATTGTCATTTCTTCCAATAGGAGGAGTTTCATTGTGGAATCAGAACACTGGAAGAATTAATTTTAAACAACTAAAAGTAGGGGCAAAAGTCGACATTAGATATGACATTATTTTAAGCACGGACTCAAATAGCACAGAAGCTTGGCTAAGAACATATATTCCAAGAGTTGAATCACCAACAGGATATATAGGAATGTTAAAATATAAATATCCATATGAAATGTCATTTAATCAAACCCTTTACATAGATATGTCAAAGATTAAATCTGAGGGTGGAATTATTCAGGCAAGAACAGATAGCGAAAGTACCATTATTTTAAAGGGCATGTATATATCAGTGTCTTAGTGGTATAATATATTAGGAGGAATAATGGCATTTCCAGGAACTCATAATTTTAATTACTATCGTGGCGATACAGCAGAATTTGTTATCCAACCAAAAAACTCCAACGGAGAAGCATTTGATCTAACTGGTTACACTGCAATCTTTACAATTGCTAGCGCAAGAGGGCCTATTGGTGCAGCTCCAGCGTTTTCTTACACTGCATCCGCAGTAGTAAATGATGTAACAAACATTATAACTTGTAAAATTATTCCTTCACTAGGAAGAACTCTCCTAGCTGGAACACATGTATATGATGTTCAAATAACTAATACAACACCTGAACCAGATGTTATTTTTACACTTTTAACAGGAACAATTACAGTAACAAATGATATTACGGGTGCTGGTAGTGCCTGAAGTATTAGTGTCAACTGATAGTATAACGGTTGTAGGACCACCAAACATTATTGAAGTATTGGTTGATATTGGTTCAACTGGAACTCGTGGAAATAGATTTATTGTTGGTTCTGGAGATCCAAATTTAGCAACAGTACAGGGTGTTTTACTCTCAAACAATTTAATATTAAACGATATGTATATTAATACATCTCCAGGAGCAGATTATGGTTATCTTTATCAGTATGTAGCTGTTCCTGGCGCAAGCGACCAATGGATTCAGGTTCTCGATATGAATCCTGTCTTGTATTCTAAAACACACTTAACAACATACACTGCTGGAACAGCACAAATTAGCATTCCAATTGCAAACATTGTAACTATATCTGGAACTCCGCTTACAGCAGAAAATTTTAATATTCAATATAGTATTGCACATTCAGACCCCGTAGCATCATCTATGTCCATACCAGCACTTGCTGGGTCTGGAACAAACCTTGTAATTAATTTTAACGCAGTAGAGTATGACGGTACTAGTTGGGCAAACTTAACTGGAAATGTAACTACTCATCTATTTATATCAATAGTTGAAGGAATATAATAGTTTTAGTCACACTTTGTGATATAATTCTAGAGAGGTGAATCATGGCAAGTGAAAGCATAGGTACTTTAGTACCAACAAGAATTCCAAGTCTTGGAGACGCAGCTGATATTCAGGTTGCTCTTAGAACATATCATTATGGGTCTGAAAGTTTTAATACAGCTGAAACAAATACAGCAAACTTAGTTAGCCCATCAATTGCATATACACTTAATAGCCTAGACGTACGAATTGATGCTATTGAAGGAGGAGGATCTCTTTCAGCCTCAAGCTTTAACGCAAAAGGTGATTTACTTTCAGCATCAGCAAATGATGTTTTATCTGTAGTAACTGTTGGAGCAAATGGAACAATCTTAACTGCAGACAGCGCAACTGCTTCTGGATTATCATGGGCCACTCCTGCTGCAGCAACTGCTATAACTACAACATCCTCTACAACAGATGCAAAAATTGCCTGGGATACTACAAACAAGCAAATTCAAGTTGGTAATGGAACAAGCCTTTTAAATTTTCAACCATTCAATGTAAATACAACTGCCAAGACTGGAGCATATACATTTGTTTTATCTGATGCTAATACGCTAGTTCAAATGAATGGTGCTTATGCTT